TCATCTATCTTTTTCTCCAGTACAGAAAATTTATAATCTAACTCTTCTCTTATAACTTCTCTTATTAATTTCTTAAATATATTAACCTTCATTATTACTCCTGTTGTTTTGTTCTATGTAATGTTTCTTACTTAAAAATCTTGTTTGCCCATCTTCATAAACTCCATTGTCATCAGGAGTTCTTTCTTTTAATTCATCAATTAAAGCTTGTATTCTATTAAACATTGGACTTCCCGTTTCTCTATCATACAATGGTATAGGAACTCCTTGAACTAATGCTCTTGAATCCTGTAATACTTCAGCAAAAGTTAATAGTAATGCTCTTAACTCATCACCCAATACCATCGGTTCTTTTTTGTCTCTTGACTTCTCTCCTAAATAAATATTACCAGAATTAATAACTGATTGACCTTGATTGTTTAATGTGAAATTAACAGCAGCTCCCAAGTTAATATTTCTACCAGATGATATTGATATATCACCTACATTACTTCTGCTATTAAATATAAGCCTATCCGATGTAATTAAGATTTGGTCAAATTCAGTTTTAGTTTCTTGTTCGGGTATTTCTATAGAAAAATTATAAAAAGTATCCAACCCCTCTGTAGGTTCAATGTTATTTAATAATTTACTGTTACCTTTATTAATCTGAAAATTTGGATTTATAGCAGTTGTGTTTGGTAAGGTAACTGATGAGTCTGTTGATAGTCTAAAGAAACCTAAATTCTGTTCTATGCTACCATTAGACATAAAAGATATTAATGAGCCAACCATTGGGTTTTCATTTCCAGATGGTATATTGGTATTATGTAAATTTAATATAGGAAATATATCACGAGAACCTAATCTGATACTATTTCCGTGACGACCTTCTAATGATAAATCAGTATGTTTTGAGTTATGATAATAATCATTAGGTAATCCATCTAATATAACATTTCTATTTTTTTGTAACTTAGGAACATTAGATACCGGATAAGCAGAACCATATCCAATTGAAGATTCTATATCATAATCATTTGATCCTAAAGCATCTCTTCTTTTACTCCATGTTGGATTAGATCCTACATTGGGAGTATTGAAAGAATTTAATGGACCTATGTAATAAAAAGATTCATATATCAAAGTCATTAAAACTAAATCACCTTTAGTAATAGAATCACTTATACCTCTGATGAGAGGAACTGCTGAAACTATCTGGCTCATTGTTGGTAGTGAAGAGTCTAATGGCTTTACTTTAATTGCTTGAGAAGATACAGAACTCTCTCCACCTCTAGGACTATCGGATTCGTTTAAATGAACTTGAACCACATGACCTAAAAAAAAATCTATATCTTTTTCAACTAGATTTTCATATACCCTACCTAAACCCATTATGTTTTCCCATACTTACTTCTTATACCTTCCATATCAACAATCTCATCTTTCTTCTTTTGTAAATCAGTTGTTACATCTTCGAGAGTTGCCATTAGTTGTTCTTTCTCTTCTTCGGAAAGTAAAGCAGCACTACCATCATCGATAGTTTGCTTGGACATAATTCGTTGGTAGATAGTAGCTAGTTTAACTAAGTTGTCATCGTTACGAATACCCACATCCATTAACTCTTTGATTATAGGACCTACGATAGCTATATCCTCTATACCTTGAATATAGCCATGAACTTCCTGAATCAATAAGTCAATCTGAGTTTTCTTTAACTTAGTGTTCTCGTATATCTCCTCAGATAAATCTGAAAAGTTTTTATCACCGAATATTTTATAATCGTTTTCCATACATATAAATATAGTACGGGTTTAGAATTACACTAAAGAACCTGTATATCTTAGGTTGTCTATATGACCACGGCTAAGAACTTCTTCTTGAATTCTAGGATAAATCTTACGGAATGTATTGGTGACTTGAGTAATCTTAGATGTTTTAACATCTGTCATTTCTCTAATCATAATGTATATTGCTTTCTTATTAAAGTTATCAATGTTATCTTTATTCCTACAAAGATATAAAATAGATTCAGCAATATCCCTATCCGCTGTTTTAGGAAAAAGCCTTTCTATATTTTCTTCAAAGTAATCAATAGTCTTCTTGAATATATCAGAAGATGGGCTTTTTTCAATTACTTCATCATCAACACCTTGGTCGTAAAGGGTATCAACATTATCATGTATCTTCATCTTCTTGTAGTTAGCATTATTGTTTAAGATAAGATAATTCTTTGCTACTACGGAAAAGTAACTAAAGGCTTTACTACCTTTGGTTTCATCAAACTTGTGCATATTAATTACAAGATTGGATACAACCTCTTCTTGTAAATCCCTAAACCCATAACTAAAATAACTAAACTTAAAAGTGTTAATTATGTTTTCAGCAAGTTTAAGGAATGCTGGGTGAATAGTTTCTGTATAAATTTCATGTCTGAATCTAGTATCATCAGAATGATTATATTCTACAATGGCATCATGAACTGGTGTACCAAAATATATTTTACTTTTTTTCTTTCTTTTTTTCTTTAATGGTGGCATCTTCAACCTCGGTTTCAAATAGACTATTTAATTCATTTCCAAGTTGTTTTATCTCCGAAAAGAAAAAACCAACTTCATCATCGGACTCAAAGGTCCCTTTATCATCTATGGTTTTAAGTTGAAGTTTTATTGATTCTACTGTATTATTTATATTTAGTATTATGTTTTCGTAATCGTTGATACGGCGTAATGCATAGAAAGCTACCAATCCCAAAAAGGTAGCTATTATTCCAAGTGTAACGGTTATTATATAATGTAACAATTAAGACTCTAATTCTATTATTTTTTCATCTATCAAATCTATGGCTTCTACAAGAACTTCTTCCTGTTCTTCATTTAAATCTACTTCCAATAACAAACTTTTTAAATCCTCTAAGAAAAGGATAATTTCGTTGCTAATTCCCATTAAGCATCTCCTACGATGTTAGTTAATAGTGCTAAGAGTTGTTCATTATCAAACTCATCCAACTCATCTATATGGCTATCTAATGTTGTAATTAAATCCTTCATATAACTACCTTTAAACTGTTTAACAGTTTTTTCAAATAACTGTGGATTTTCTACTTCCAACACATCTAGTATCTGATTTATTAAATCATTAGCATCTGTTAGATTCTGTCTAACTTTATAAAACATTTCTTTGTGTCTTGATTGTTCTACTTCTAAGGTATCTAATCTGCTAAGTATAAAAGATATGACTTTAATGATTTGTTCGTTTGTGTGTTGTGATTTTTCCATATATCCATAAATATTTACTTACTATTGAAATCACTTATATTTTAGTCATTATTATTTAAAGTTTAGGGGCATAGAAGAAAGGAAGAAAGAACTATGCCCCAAGAGAACCTCTTAAATGAGATTCAATTCTTTGAGAACGATATATAACCTATTTTATATTCCTCTGTAATATACACAATTAAAACCATTAAGTCAAGCATTATTTTTGAGAACTTGAAACTAAGTTATTAGAAACTTGTTCACTTAATAGCGATTGTATGGTGAAATATAACGATGGGTTTCGTTTTAATAAATCTTTAAAATCTTGTTGAGGCCAGACCAAACATTCAGCGTTATGTTCAACCTTACAAGTTGCTGTTGCTGGTTTCTCTGTAAGGAAAGACATCTCTCCTACAAACTGACCATCTTTTAATTCTGCTACTTTGTTATCATTAACAAGAACATCCACAGTTCCGTTGTAGATAAGGATTAAATCTTTTACTGGCTTACCTTGGGTTATGATAGGTAATGGTGTATTAAACTTTTTCCATTCGGCTACTTTGGTTATCTTTAAGAACTCAACAGGTGTCAAACCCTTAAACATAGTTTCATATAATTCCTTTTCTTTATCTGTCATATCAACTGGTCGTTTTTCATATATGATAACTGCCACATGATATAAGTTAAGTAGTATGAAGATAATGTTCCAACCGATAGCAATCCACATAGGTTCGGCTGGAATATAAAAGTTATATAATACAGAGAATAAACTAGCAACTACAGATACGAGTCGTAGATATAAAATGTCCTTTACCAAAAAGGAAAAGGCAATAAGACCAAATGCTAAATGTCCAGCTATAGTTGCTATATTCATATTACATATTGCCGTATACTCGTTTTACATAAAAGTTTGTTCTAATGTAATTATCAGAATACTTTCTTGTCACGGTAGGACCATGACTATAAGCAGTAAGTGTAGCATCCAAATCATCAAATTGTTTATTGAGTTTAGACAAATACTTTATTCCAACTGTAACATTTACATAAGGATCAAACAAGTCTTCTTTGGGTGTTTGGAACTCAGACATAGCTGTCTTAGGTAGTATCTGCATTAAACCTATAGCACCACTAGTTGATACAGCTTTATGATTCCAATCTGATTCAGTTTGTATAACGGCTTTAACCATTTCATACTCCACACCATATTCCCAACAAAGAGCTTCTGTGTAAATAAGTATGTGTTTAAGCTTAGATTTATTCAAAGAAGATTTAATTTTTTCTGCTTGAGATTCATAGTCACTTGGAGCAAATGGCACATCAACCATACGGATGATGGTTTCGGTTTTTGTTTTTATCACAGTAGGTTGCTCGCTAATGTTAACATACACTACAACAGATAGTGAAGTTATTGCAGCACCTAATAGAAAATACAATCTATTGATATTCATATTATTACCCTTTCTTTATTAATAAGTATATTAAGAATTGTCTTCAAGTTTTCTAAAAACCTTTTTTTCTTTTGAGTTCATCATTTGTAGCTTAGATAAGTTGTCCATCATCTTACCTTTTTGTACAAGTGATATTTTATCTTCAGAGTAAAATTTATTAACTTTATCTACTGCTTGTTGATAACCCCATTCAATAAATTCTTTTACTATAGTTTGGTATAATGTTTCTGTTTTCATATGAGAGAGTTTAGGACTATTGGTTAGAGAGATTTTTTTCGGTTGTTTTGGGTTATATATATTGTGGTAGTATTTTTCTAACCACCTATCCCAACTATTATCAGAGAAGATACCTTTGGCAGCTCGTCCACCATTAGCAGACCTACGGTCTAATCTCTGAATGTTTCTTTTAGTTTCCTCTTGGACAGGTTGAACAATCGCACCTGTCTTGTGAGGATATACAATGTGAGCTGAATACTTCTGTGTATCGGAACAATTGATACAGGTATATAAACCGAGTTGGACTCGTGATGAATCCAACTCTGTTGTACAAGCTTTACAATACACTATAACAAACTTACAGGTGGGTGATTCATAACTTCTTCTAGTTCTTCTCCGGATATAACTTTCTCCCCATCTAGTATAGCTTTTTCTAATTCATCTTGAAGACCATACATCAGTTCCTTAGCAATATCAATAGATATTCTAGTATCCGTATTAGCAGAGTAATCCGGTAAGGTGTTATCTGCTTCTTCTATGAAACCTTGTATCTCGATAAGTTGTTCTAGTATTTCTTTATATTCCATTAGTTTAAATCTCCATACATTAAAAGGCTATTAACCAAAGTTTCATCATTTGCTGTCCATTCGGTTTTATCGTTCCAATAAACCTCACCTGTCTCGTGATTGTAAATCTCTACGATATGTATCTCGTCATCTATCGTATTGGTTACAACAGCAAAATTATCACAGGTCATATCAGGAGTTATCGGTTGGTAACCATAAGAATAGTCAATCATAAACTCACTAAAGTTAAGTTCTACGATATGAGCACCTAAATCGTGAATAGCAATCTTATGGTCTTTGTAAAATATTGTTTCGTCTAAGTTCATTATTTATTTCCTTTATTTAACACTTAAAGCTACTGTAAATATTTGGTAATGTCAAGCACTTTTACCAAAAAGTTTCTTTTTCTTTTATAG